TTGGTTTATTCCATATTCACAAAGCGCGTTCGCTAAAATGAAAAGATTGTTGTTTCGTTCACCTGATTTGAAACCGAATTTGCTATCCCACCATTTCAACAAACGACGAATGATTTCGTCTTCGTCGGTCAACGGCAAAATTGGATTTCGTTCAAAAACTGAATGTCCTTCTTCTTCGGTTAATTTTTCCCAAACTTTTGCTTCTTCATTAATATACAAGTCCGGATCATAACTTTCAAAGCAAACACGACTTAAATTTGAATTCTTGAAATCGAAATAATCGCTTTCAAAATATTCGCCAAATGATTTGAAATAACGTTTGTGAGTTTCTTTGTCACATTTAGGAATTCGAATCAATGCTTTCAATCCGTTTCCACTTGGCGATTCAAATACCGAAAACACGAATTCGCAATTCATTAGTTTTTGACGTTCTTCGTTTTGCTTTTCAATGGATTCGTATTTATCAAAGTCCAAAATGCAAAGGCCGGAATGCTCAATCAATGAATTGTCGTTCCTTGCTGAAAACGTTCCATTGAATAGAATTGAAAGTAATGAATTTTTTAGATTCTTTTTTTCTTCGCAATCATTCATTTTGCGAATTTTTAAAATTTTATCTTTTGACGTTCCATTTTTGATTCGTGCTAAAACTTTAAGCACGTCAACCTCAAACGGGACGTCGTCACTTTTATATAGTGATTTGAAAACTGAAATATTCATTTTTTAATAGTTTTTATATTAGACGCAAAGACGCAAATTTTTCGAAATTTTCAACCACTTACAAAAACTTTGTTCTTTTAGAAACGCACATAAAGAAACTTTGACTTTGCGTCACGCGTTCACACGCATTCATAATTGAATTGTTATCGTTTAAGTGAACTGATTGAATTTTTGTCAACCAATTATAAAATCTTTGCATTTGCTCAATTTTAGATTTTTGATTTGATTGCGTTGAGGTTGTCGATTTCATTGTTAATTTCGTTTTTGATTGCTTCATTAAAATTGTTCGGTAGTTTTCCCAATTGATAAAAAATCGCGTTGTAAATTGTTTGCGTTTTTTTATTCATTTTGTCAATTGCACGTTTTCGAACGTGTGACGGAATTGATTTGTAAGTTTTAGGATTCATTTTTTTTATAAATTTGATTATTAATTTTGTAAAAATTTTCAAGTTTAAACATAACGTCCGGATTTTCATTTGCAAGTTTAATCAAATTTTCGAAAAAAGGATCAATATTTGATTGTTTTTCAATTTCAATTTTTGATTTTTCTTCTTCAATTTTCTTTTTTTCTTGTTGCAAAAGAATTAAATCAATTGACATTCCGTCCAATAACATTAAAACTTTTTCGTGTATGTCAAATAAATATTCATTTTTAATTAATGGATAAATTTTATATAAATGAATAATTGAACAATGACCAAGTCCAATTCCTTCGCCAATTTCACGAAGCGTCAAAACTTTTTTGTTTTTTAAAATTGTAGCATAAACCGATTTTAATTCTACTATTTCGCGTTTTCTTGACTTGGTATTGATATTGATTCCGGTCAAGTTATAAATGTGTTTAATTACTTCATTTTGTATCATAACTTCATTATTTTTTAAAAATCGGTTTCACCTATACGACCGAAAAGGTTTTTGTTCATTAAAATAAATCTGAAGTGTCGATGTCGTCAATTACTTCTTCGTCTTTAACTTCCATTTGTTTTGACAAATATCCGTCAATATAAGATTTTAAAATATTGTATGCTTCGTCCGCCAATTTAGATTGTGAATCGTTCAAAGACGTTGCGAATTTGAATTCAGGAATTGAATATTCAACTTTTCCTTTTTTCAATTCAACCGCGTTTGCAACTTCAATCCATTCGTCGCTTAAACGTGAACGAGTTTTTTGTGTGAAATCTCCCCACGCTTGAACGCCACTCCCTTTGATGTTAATATTTGCAATCGTTCCGTCTTCTAACATTACATAAATTGATTTTGTGTAATGTCCGCCCATTGCAACAATGGTTTCTTTGATTTCTTTGTAAATACCTTTTACACTTTGATTGCCTTTAAAAAGACGAACGTTCAATTCGTCATTACCAATTGATTTGACTTCATTCGAATAAACTCCGGATTGATTTTTGTCATTCCACCCTTTGATTGTGTGAAATTCCATAAGTGTCAAAAACTTCATTGGCAATGCCAATTTAACATTTTCTTTTTTGTCTTTGTCGTAATACGCAAAGCATTTGTCGTCTGATTTCCATTCTAAATATAATTTAGTCGGATTTGAACTTGTTGTTTGAAATTCTGATTGTCTGCTCATTTTAATTAAAATTTAATGGTTATTGAATTTTTTCTTGAGGTTGTCCCCACTTTTGGAACTTCGTTCCCGTATGCGTCGAAAATAACGGATTTTTGCGCTATCTTCAAAAGTTCTTCGCGTTCTTTTAGATCCTTTTTCAATTCTCTATAAACTTCGTCTTCTTCAAAGTTAATTGTTTGACCGCCGTTTGTTGGATTGAATTCAACGCCGTTCAATGTTAACTTTTCAGATAACACAATTGATTCACGCAATTGCGCGTCCATTGCGTTAATAGTTTCTTTAATCTTTGCAACCTTTGTCCAAAATTCGATTTTGTCAATGTCGCCACTTTCAATGACTGAATTCACGATTTCTTTGCCACGTGAAATGTAGTCTTTTTTTCCAAAGTTAATCGGGAATGATTCTTGTTCCCGCATTAGTTCAAATAGTTGTTTGCTCATAATTTTTCAATAAATTGTTTGATTTGGTTTAATTTTTTTACTTCATAAGTTCGTTCGCGATATTCGGCCAACGAAATAAGAATTTCAAGCGTTGAAATTTGCAATTCTTTTTCTAATTGTTTCAATTCTTCATTCATTTTGATTCGGTGTTTTTAAGTTCTAAATAAATAAAATAAAAGCATACCAAAAAAGAAGTGGTCATAACGAATAAATTTTCGGTGTGCATTGCAATAGTTGCTGATAAAATGCCAAAGATTGTTTTCATAATTATTGATTTTAATTTTTAATTATTAATTTTAAATTTCAATTCGTCTAAAATATTATATATATCATTCATTGATATTTCGCCAATATGATATAAATTAATTAAGTTTTTAAATTCTTGATTGCAAAAATCATTTAATAAATTTCTATTTTTTAAATCAAATATTACATTTTTTAAATTTTTAATACTTGATACATTGTCAATCAATGTGTTAGCTTCTAAAATTGTATTAATATATGTCATTTTGTTGTTGTTTGATGTGGCTAAATTAATACTTTTTTTATTAATACAAAATTTATTATTAAAAAAGTTGCAAAAAAATGCTAATTTATAACAATTCTAAATAAGAGAATTTAAAATATATGCGTCAATCGTGCGATTTGACCGAATTCTTTGTGGTGAATAAATCCTTCAATTGCCTTTGGTGCGTGTTGATATCCGTTGCGGTGATGCCAAGAATCAGTCCCACTTGGCGAACGCAAACTTTCAATCGTGCAACCGATAAAATCTTTTGCGATTTTATGGTGAACGTGGTGCGTATATATATATCGATGTTTCACGCTTGACCATTGAGTCGATTCCGAAGCCATAAGCAAAGGAAGATTTTCAAGTTTTGCGCCGTCGCCGTGTGTTGATCCAATTAAGTTGTTGTAGTATTTGAAGTATTTACGATGTGAAATCGAAATATCAAATGTAATATTGTCGCAGTCTTTAAAATATGATTCAATCACTTGCGCCAAAAAAAATCCGTTTGTGTAATCGTGATTTGAAGGATTGAAAACGAAGTGAACGTCGGCAATAGAAACCAACGTTTGCAATACGTCAACATATAATTGCTTTGCCAACATAAAGTTTTCATACCACATTCCGTCCGTGTCTTGGGGCGTTCCGCTTGTTGTTGTTCTTTTTGGGTTGTCAATATGCAAAATATCATTTCCGCCAATGAAAACAATTTTATCAATATTGAATCCGGACGACTTATCCAGGATTCCGCGCACTCCTTCCAAAGTTCGTTGAATTGCAATGCTTGAATTGTATTTTTCGCCCGTTTCCCATTCGTTGCATAATTTACCAACGTGAATGTCCGCCGGTGACAATACCAAGCAATGACCCTCATTTGTGTATTGGCGTTCTATTTTAGGGAAAACCGGTGCAAATTGTTTGATGTCTTCAATTAATGCACTCGACAACAATTCAAATTCTTGTATTTCCGGCTCAATATAGTTTGGATTCTTTACGAATAACGAAGAATTTTTGTCTTTAAGCCATAAATGTTTGACGTTTTTGTCGTCAATATTTAAGTTTTGACACGCATCAACAATACCGCTTGAATCGATTTTTCTTTTTAAAGCACGTCTTAAAGTGTCCTTTTCAATATTAGATAAATTTAAGTTGTGTTTTTTTACGATGTTTTGAAAGTTTTCAAGGTGATTTTTTGAAAAATCAATGTCGTCGAAGTAAAGTTTTGAATCCATAATTTGGTTTTATGGTGCTAAATATACAATAAAATTATATCTTTTTATAATTTTTTGAATTTTTTAATTTAGAAGTCTTTGATTTTGCGTGAATTCCCGGTCTTTTCTTCTTCGGTTTTTCGATTTTATTAGTTGAATTTATTTGCTTTGCCATAATTTGTGCGTAAAATTGAACGTTAAATGCGGTTTGTTATTGAATGGAATATTCATTTGTAATGAAAATATTGTCTTTGAAGTACCGAAGTTTAAATTCGTAAATAAAAAAGGCGTGTTCACGAAATAAGAAGCACCAACGTTTTGTGAAAATCTAAATTTATCAATCAACAATTTGCGTTGCGATTCAATTATAATGTTTTGTTCGGTTTGTTTTGATTCCAATAATACAATCAATTCGTTTTGTTTTTTGACTTGGTCTTTGCAAACGTCAAATTGAATTAATTCTTTTACAATATTACGGGCGTATTCAATTGGAATTCTTATTATCGTATCGTTTTGACAAAAAGATTTCCAAGTCAGTAGGTTGAAAATGATTAATAGAATCAACGTTCGTTTTTTCATAGTTTGGAATTTGTTGTTTTGCTTGTTTGATTTCAAATTGAATTGAATCTATTTTCTTTTCGCTTTGAATTATATCGTTTTTTTGCGATTTCCCGCTACTTCTAAATAAAATCAACAAAAGTATTATTGAAATATAAATAGCGTCCCTATATCGTAAAATAAGCGTTAAATTCGTCATTTCTTCTTTTTATTAAACCATTAAGAACAACCCCGTTTGCCTTTGTCCATTTCATAAATTCATTTTTTATATTTGGATCGTTCGGGTTTGCATTGACTAATTTTAATAATGTCGATTTTTTAAAGTTTGCAACCCCTACATTATAAGCAAATGAAACCAATGCGTTAAATTGATTTTGTGTTAAGTTAGAAGTCACACTTTGCGAAACTGATTTTGCGAATCGGTCAGCAATTTCTTTGAACATTTCAAAAGCGCGTTCCTTTGTAATTGGATTGTCAAGCAATGTCACCTTTGTTCCGTCTTCATAGTAAGTGTTTCCGTAGCCAATTGTCGGAACTTTTGCCGGACACAAATAAGGTTTTAAAACTAATCCTTCGTGCTTCGTTATTTGCTTATAACCTTCGTTATTCAGTTTCATTTTTTTTATTTTTATTGGATAATAAATCAAATATTTTTAAAATAGTGTAAAAAATTGAAATACATAAAAGAATTATTTTTAATGTGTTTTCAATATTCGTGAAACTGATCGCCATTGTAATGGTGTTCAATGCGTAAAGTTTTAAATCATTCATTGACATTTTTTGCCTTCATTAAACGTTCCACAATATCGGTTGCGCCTTGAATTGCAACATACATTGTCGCAACAATAACCCAGTCCGCACTTTCTATTTTCCCAGCAAATAAACCAATTGAAGCAATTGTCAAAATCATAAGTTTACGCGACAACCATTTCGTTAAAAACAAATCTATTTTTTCTTTTCTACTCATTTTTACATTCTTTTTGACACGCTTGTTGACCTTGCTCAACAATTGCTGATAATTCTTTTAATGCCTTAATAATTACGTCAATTTCTTGTAAATTATAAACTCCTTTTGTAACTGCCAAATTTATAGCTTGCTCAATTATTTGTAATTTTTCCATAATTATTTTTTAAATGGTTGATTAATTTTTATTTCAATTGGGTTTTCAATTAAATTAATTTCGTTTTCCAAACTTTCATTTAATTCGTTAACGTCTAAATTTGATTCACACCAATTAATCACGTCGTTTTCAGTTAATTCGTTTAAAGCAATAAAGTTTTTTTTGTTTGGATTTTCAAGTATTAAAACTCCGTAATTAGAAACTACAATGTCATTTTTTTTGGCTTCATATTGCCAATGCACGTTGCAAACAACGTCTTTTAAATCTTCTACAATAGCTTTGCAATCAAAAGCCGAAATTGTCCATTTATAAGTTATCATATTTTTTATTTTTATTATTCAACGAAATCAATATTTATAGATTTTATATTAAATGTATTTCCGTTTGGTTGTAAATCAATATAAACTTCGTTGTTTGAATTTGAAAAAGTTAATAAACCATTAAAAGGAATCAAATCAACACTTTGTCTTCTATCAGTTCGGCTGTCTTTGCTGACGCTATAATTTCCATTGACAACAAAATTATATTCACCATTATCATTAATAAAAAAAGTCATTTCAACGTCTAAATACCAATCCCTCCATTTATGCAGACCTCCCTGATGAACTAATTGTTCGTTATAATTAGAAATAATACTTTGTATTTCAGAATGAGAAGTATCAAAAACACCAAGTTTAAAATTAAACCAACCGCCGTTGTCATTAAAAACACCATTCATTTTGATTCTAAAACTATCAAAATTTTCAAGTTTACTTACATTTATTAAATTTGTTCCTTTGTAATTACTTGCGTTAGATGAAATAAATTCATATATAATATTGTTATTTTCTGCAACATTAAAAATTCCCGAATCATCTGGCCTAGATTCTAATTGAGAAGCCTTAAAAATTCTTACTATGTCCCACCCTTTTACCTTTTGCGTTTGATAAGTTGGTCTATCAATTACATTTATTATTTGTTGTGCCGGCATTTTATAAAATATTTGCGTTAATATTTGGATATATGTCGTTTCCTGAATTATTTACTATTTGAACTACAAATTCAGCACCCGCAAAAGCGAATTCAAAATTTATATTATTAATATCAGAATCGTCAAAATTTGTTGTGTTTGTGTTTGTGATTTTGTAAGTGTACGTTAAAGCGTCCCAATCTACAAAAACGCTTAATTTAGCAACAAAAAATTTTGTTCCGTAACCTATTTTTGCAACTAAATCAATTACACTATTTGGCTCGGCAATAGTTAATATATTTGTAGTAGAATAAGCACCGCAATAAATATTTCTTTTTGCATAAAATCCCGTTTCATAAGTATTTCCCGTATTATCATAAACACCAATTAAGGTTTCATTTGAAGCGTTTGAAAAAGGAGTTGCATTTGGTAAATTTCTTGCGCCAAAAATAACAGAATTTGAAACGTCATTTATAAGAATATTATTTAAATAAAAAGAATTTCCTGAAAGAATATATTGAAAGGCATTATTAAACGCCAACCATTGCGAATTATTATCGTCATAAGAAATCATTATTCCGCCGTCAGCTGATTCAATAGATTGAATTGAACTACCACTTATTAAAATTTGATTATTTGTTCCGTCAACGTGAAGTTTTGAAGTAGGGTTTGAAGTTCCAATTCCAACATTCCCGTTTGAATCTATTCGCATACGTTCAGCGGGTGATCCGTTAGAAGAAACCGAAAACAAAAGATTATTTCCTTGCGCACCAATACGAACAGAATTTAAAGTGGTTGTTGCTGAATGATAACCAGTGTAACAAATTGCATTATTATTTTGAAAATATCCAACAATAGTAGGAGTACTTGGCTCGTAAATTAAAAATTTAACGCCCCCAAGATGCGGAGTTGTAGTTCCAACAAGAACGCTTGTTCCATTGTCATAGATTTGGCTATTTTCAAGTGCATTTGTTCCGTTAAATCTTGGAATATAATTGTCAGTTCCACTTCCGCCAATTTTTGAAGCTAATCCGGGAACGGTCGGCAAGTCAGCAGTTCCGCCTAAATCACCCGCCAATTTTATTTTTCCTTTTATTGTAGTTGTTGCGTCCGGTGTTGAAACTCCACTAACTTGGTTGTCAACATAAGTTTTTACCGCTTTTTGTGTAGGAAATAAAACGTCACTTGTTCCCAAAGAAGTATTTGTACTTTTGTTTGAAGTGTCTTCTTTGTCTGAATATAATTCGGTAAAATTGTCGTTGGTTTTTATAAAACCATTTCTTAAAGAATCACCCGTTCCGTCATTTGCCGTTGTTCCAACGTTTATTGTTTGTTGTGCCATAATTAATCGATGTCAATCGTTATTTTTGTATCGTCTATTTTTATTTTTGAATCCGAAACTAAAACGGATTTTATTTTATTTTTTACAATTTTAATTGTTTCAAAAATTGAAAATGCTATTTCAAAATCTATTTTCATTTTTATGATATATGAACAAAGACCGGATCGTTTTGTTCAAGTTCCGTTTCAAATTTACAATAAATGTGTGAATTTCCAACATAAACATTGAACACTTCTTGACCAAGTGTGATTGTTTTAAATAAAACAAAATGCGAATTGTCAACACTAATGTAAAAATAAATATATTGCTTATAATCTTTTAAACCTTTACACGTTATTGTATGTAATCCGTTAACGTTTCGAGTTGTTGACGTTGTGTTCGTTGTTACTCCGTTTAAAAGTGTGTGCATTTTTCAAAAATATTTTTAGTTTTTTTATGTTTTCTTCCGTTCTTTTGTCAACTTTTCTTCTCATATTAATAAGGATTATCTAAATACCATTTTCCGCAAATCATTTTTGACTTCAAAGGATTAACAATATTGTTTGAATTTGAAACATATTCCGGTAAATGGTTTTTACAAAGCCAACGTTCCAAACGTGATTCGTACATTTCCATTTTTAAACGTTGATTTTGCACTAAATAGTCAACCTCAACTTTGTCAATCGATGTCGAGTCCGCCGGATTGTGTTTTGAAATTCCGCCGTTGTTAATTTGATACGCACCAAACAACAAATATTCCATTGCCGACCCGTGAATAATGTAAGGTTTTAAATAATCTTCGTACAAAGTCAAATATTCATCAACCAAATCGTCGTTTTCAAAGTCTTCGCAAATTTTATTGTAAAGCGTTTCGCCCAAAACTTCCTCAACTCTAATGCGTTGAAAGTCAGCAATTGACACAACGTATTTATCAACGTCAATATTTCCGCCCAAAGGCGTATTTTTTGTCAGTTCGTCTTGTCTTAATAGTATAGTTGTCATTTTATTTTCTATAATTTGGATCTAATGACCAATAGTTATTTTTTGATTCGGCAACTTGCGCGACCTCACTTGGATTTTGTGGCAATCTTGCCCCCGCCCTTTCGCTTGGGTCTAAATCATTAATGATTCGGATTGCTTCGGTTACTGAAATCGATTTGTTGTTTCGTTTCAAATAAATTTTTCTCAACCAAAAATGCTGACAATTAACACCACCTTTATATAAAAATAAATTGTAAGTGTCCGATCCACCCGCACCAAGTCCAGGATTAATATTTGCGTTTTCAGACGCAAACAAAATGTCTTCTTTGCGATAAACCTTTGACGCGCTTACCATTTTACGACAAAATTCGCGTGAATTTGCACTTGCGTTCAAAGGTGCATATTGATAGCGCACTTTGAACAAATCATTGTCTTGTTCGCTTGTTACGTTTGGAAACGATGTCGGAACGGAAGCCAATTTCAAAGTCAATTCAGTTATTTCGGGCATTCCTTGTTGAGTGCGTTCGTCAATCAATTCGTAATTTTCTAAATCTTCGCTTTCACCTAATTCAATTAATGCGTCCGCAATTTCATTAAAAACCGCGTCGTCTTCCTTTGAGTGATTTCCGCATTGCAAATGTAATTGTTGAATCGGTGCGGGTTGACTTGTAAACATTGCCCTCGCAACCTCAACCGGTAACGTCAAGAATTGAACAAGGAAAACAATTGCTTGTTCTTCCGTCAAAATTCCTTCTTTTACTTTTGCAATAATGTCAACCGCACTTGAAATTTGCGCACCATTGTACGAAACTTTTGAATCAACCAAATTGTCAACTTGTTCTTCGACAACGTCACTTGCATTTAGATTCAAAAAGTCAAGCGAAATTGTAATATTATTAACCGCGAAAACGTCTTCCAACGCGTCGCAAATAATTTCTTGTTTTGGTCTTATAACCTTTTCCATTAATTCAGAAAACGCAACCGCGATTTCGTCCGCATTTGAAGAAAATCCCGACGCTTCTTTAACACCCACCAACATAGGCGATGTCAATTTGTGCGATGTCATAATTTGTTGACGCGCTTCTGAAGATAAAAATTGATATTGTGAATGCGCGTCGCTAACTTCCAACGGCGCAATTGTGATTTCCGAATCTTTGTTGTCGTTCCAATTCAAAAAGAATTTACCAGCGTTTGACGATCCGGTTAAGTGTTTGCGAATTTCCGCAGTATTTTGACGAATTTCGTCTTCCGACATTTGAACTCCGGTATTCATATTTATAACGTGACCAAATGATAATCCGTTTTGAATATGATTCACGCAATAGTTGGCAATTTCAGCTTCCAAAGTTGAATAAGGAAGTCCGGAAACATAACTTGGATTTGCATAATAAAATTGTCCAACTTGGTAGTCGTGAATTACAAAGATTTCACTTCGTTCGCCTTTTGATTGTTCACCATATCCGAACGCGTCAAAACGTTCCGGTTTGTATTTGTTTACGTTTCTGAAATCATAACTAAAATAATACCCAACAATTTCGCCTTCTTCGTTTGCGATTTCCGGTGCAACGCATTGTTTTGGTAAATGAAAAACTTTTGTGATTTTATTGTCAAAATATTTTATTTCAAAAGACGCTTCGCCAAACATTTCGAAATCCTTTACGATTTTACGCAAATCTTTTTTTGAAATCATTGAAACAACGTTCGCCCACTGCGAAGGTTGTCTTAATTTATCTTTTGAAGTCAATCCTTTTCCATAAATGAATTGAGAATAAGAATCAATGATTGCCGAATTTGTAGGCGATCCGTTATAAGCGTCAATTATATCATAATAAAATTGATTTTTGTCGCCATTTAACACCCACTTTTTGCCCGAAACTTCTTTGATTTCCGGTCTTACATAATTGGCAAGTTGTAAAATTTGAATATTGTTTTCCATTTTTATATTTTTAAAACACCCTTTGTCAATTTGAAATTTTCCAAATCGGTTTGAGTTGTTGCATAAGATTTTCCACGATACAACAATTGGTCGTCTATTATGTCGAAAATTTCAATGTCCGAAGATTCACCTTCAACAAATACCTTTTCAAATTCTAAAATCATATAATTTCCGTCTTGTAAAGCGGGAATTTCAAATGTTTCGATTGTGTCTTTTAATTCGTTTCTAATTTTCAAAACAACAACCTCGCATTGCTTTCTTGGAATGCAACGTAAAGAATGAATTTCGTCGATTGGGTTAAATACTACCATATTAAAATAACAAAAAAATTCAAAATGTAACATAAAAAAAACGCACCTCAAATAAATGAAGTGCGTCTTTTACAAAAAATGAACAATTTATGAAACCACTACGTCCGAAACGATTGCTTTTAAAGCGGTTTTTGTCGTATTGTCAAGGAATGGTGAATTGTCTTTTTCCTCGGCATTGATTGTAAGTGTGAAACCACTTAAATCAGCACTTGCGCCCCCACTCACTTTTGTCATATTTGACATAGTACCATTATAAGCACCAACATAAACGATGTTTCCGTTGTAATCTTCAACAAAAACACTTGGTCTTCCAGCACAAATCAATTGACATTGTGCTTGTAGATCCGCCGACAATTTAGGAAGTGTTACCGCCAACGCTTGGGCAACAAAGAAAGTTCCGTTATCTTCAGAAGAAGTACCGGTTTCAGTCAAAGTGTTTGTTGTTGCTTTTACTTCGTATTTGAAAACTTCGTCCAAAGTTCCCAATGAAGTTACAACGTGCGTTGCAATTGTAATTCCAAAATCTTCAGCAGTTCCATTTGCGAAATAAATTGATTTTATTCCGCCTTTTTGGTCTTTACAATTTAATAAACGACCTTTTGAAACTAAACAAGACATATTTTTTTATTTAAAAGTTAATTTAATAAACCGCGACTTTTCAATCGCGGTTTTTTATTTATTGATTAGTCTTCATAAGTTAACCAAACAATCTCACTTGGGTTATAGTAACCAACACCCGCAGAATAAACAACTTTTCCACGAACTTTTCCAGTTAATAAACCGATTGAATCTTCGTCAACAAGTGTGAATGTGTTGTAGTCAGCTAAAAGACCCGTTCCGAAAACAAGGTTTTTCTTTTCGAAAATAGCAACAGTGTTGTCAGGTAATCCGTTCACAACTTGAATTTGGTATCTTCCGATTGATAAAGCGAAATCAGTATTTCCTAATCCGTTAGTTACACCAGCAGTTGCTAATTTGAAAGCATACATTTGAGCAACGTCAGGTGAAACCGCAACAACTAATTCTTTACGTCTTAAAGCGTAAGGAACTGCGTTTAAAGCCGGTTTTAAATAAGAATCTAAAACGTTTGATTCAGAAACAACCGCGCTTGGGTTTGTTAATCCGTTCCCACCTTTGATAATGTCAGCGTCAGCCGACCACAAAGTTAAGAATCCGTCGAATTCAGAACTTGTTCCGCTATCCCCTTGCCACATATCAGTTTCTAATTTTTCAGCCATTGCGCCTAAAACTTCCATTTGCAATGCTTCCATAATGTCAGCCGGTGCGTTTGGATTTGAAGCGTTTGCGCCCATAATAGAATCCGACCAAGTTGCGCGGAAATCTTCTTTGCAAACGTCTAAATCATTTTTGAATTTTTTAGGTTCTAAAGTATTTTCGTTTAATACGATAGCACCCGCCGGAGTGAATCCGCAAGTGTATGCAGTTGTTCCGTTTGTGTACTGAATTTTTCTTAAAGACAATTTATAGTTAACGTCTTCTGCAATTGTAACTAATCCTTTTGAAATAGTGTCAATTTCTTTGAATGCTTGACCGATGATTGCACCAGCCGATTTTCCTTCATAATTTGAAGCGATTGTTGTTGTTGTTGCCATTGTTATTGCAAATTTTTAATGTTTGATAAAATTCTTTCTTTTTTACTCATTGCAATAGTCACGTCGTTTTTAATTTCCGGCGTTACTTTTGCGCTTGGTTTGATTTCTTTTGTTGCTTTTGCAGTTTCTATTTCAGCTTTCATTTCAATTTTGATTGCTTCAATTTCGTTTGCAACGTGTTTTGAAAATTGCGTGAACATTTCGCGAATCATATCAACGAATTTTTGAGTTTCGTCTGCATTCATTTCAACGTCTGCGCTTTCTTCTTCTACGTCTTCAACAACTTTTTCTTTAATTTCTGCAATCATACCTTCTTCGGTGATTACTAAAATTCTGCCGTCTTCAAGTTCGTGTTCGCCAATTGGCGCCGGAACTTTGTCACCATTTTCAGCAATCACAAAAACCGGAATTCCGGCTTCAAATGATTCAGCTTCTAAAATGGTCACCCCGTCAATCAATTTCATTTGTGCTAATTCAACAACAACTTCTTCTTGTTTGTTGCTTAAAACTGCCTCAAATCCTTCTTTGATTGCATTTGTGATTGATTCTAAATTCATATCAGTGTTTAAATTAATTTTCTCTAAATCAAACATTCCGTCGATTGAAAATCCTTTGACTTGACCCGTCTTAACGTAGTCATTCCAAATTTCCTCATTATCAACTTTCATTGTTGCAAACCAAGTTCCGTTCGGCTCATTGATTCCATAGGCAACCGATTTGTCGTGAACGTCGTCTTCTTTTATCCAAGATTCAACAAATGTCACGCCGTCAATTTCTTTGTCGTGTTCCAATGATGAATTTTGTTGATACGATTGTTTGAAAAAGTTTTCCATTGACTTGCGAATCGTGTCGGCTGAAAATACAATATTGAATTCCATTCCGTTTTGATTTCTATAAATCGGTAAATCAGGAACTAAAACCGCACCAAGCAAAATTCTTTTTTCATTGTCAATTGTTGACAATTGAATTTTTTGTTGTTTGCTTAATGCAATAAAGTTTGATTGTATTGCCGGATCTTCAACAAGTGAAATTCCGAAAACTCCGTCAACTTTTTCTTCGTCAAATACTATTTCGTACGTTGGTAACATATATATATAATTTAAAATTTTAATTTGTTATAAACTTTTATATCTTATAGGGTATAAATTAAACATATATTATTTCATTTATACCCTATCAGGTATTTATCCAAGTGTTGCATTTTGAACAATATTTCGATTCAAAGATTGTGCGGTTGTTACATTACTAGCAACGACATAAGCTTGAACCGGATTTTGTTGCATTGCACTGCCAAGCGTTGACGCCAATTGATTTGTTCCACTATTTCCGACAACGTTGAATTGTGGTGCGGAAGTTGCGCCACCGCCACCGGCTGAAATTGAAGGTGCTGAAGTTCCGCCACCTTTTCCGCCCGGCGTTTTTACTGACAATATTTTTTTAATATTCATTAATCCACCCGCAACGGCAACACCCGCGAAAACCGCCCCAAGTGCCGGTGACGAAACCGTTGGCACGGGAAGGAATGCCGATTCATATGCTTTTTGCGCGGTTGAATAAGTTGAAATTGCAGTTGACGCGATTGCAAGTGCTTTTCCGGCGTTTGTTGATTCACCGGCAATCGCTGACATTTGAGAAAGTGCATTTCCAATTCCGGCAAGTTGCGCCTCTTTTGATTGAACTTCCAATTTGTCAAGTTCAATTCTCGCTTTTGTATTGTCGTCCTTTGCTTTTGTTCGTTCTTCTTCCGATTTGAAAAACCCTTCGTCAATCAATTGCGATTGTTCGTCAAGCAATTCTTTGCGTTCTTCAAACGTTAAAGTTTGGTCTTCAAATTCCTTTTGCTTATTTTCTAAATCTTTTTGCGTTTTTTCTTGGGCGTCTTTGTCGTCAATTTCTTTTTCTAAAATTTTATATTTTTCAAGAATTTCCAAACGTGCCTTTGCTTTTTCTTCCGCCGACAATTTAACATTGTCAAGTTCTTCCAAATCACGCTTTTTTTGTAGTTCCAATTTTTCGCGTTCCGTTTTTGCGGTTAAATCTTCAACACTTTTTGCGTGTTTTTCTTCAATTGCTTTTAAAGCGTCTTTTTGCTTTTGTAATTCGTCGGCTTCCTTTTTAAGTGCTTCTTCGTTTTTCTTGGCTTTGTCGTTTGCAATTTGTTTCGCGTCGTCACTTGCTTTTTTATCAATATTATTAATCGCAATTTGATGACCGGCTTTGTCATTTTTAAGTTTCAACAATGCTTTTTCTTGTTCTTCAATTACTTTGTCGCCTTCCGCTTTTGTTTTTTCCGGATCGAAAACAAATTTTGAAGCAGTTGTGAAAAATTTATCAGTTAATCCAAAATCTTTTCCAAGTGCTTTTCCGACATAGTCAATTGTTTTTAAAAGCAATGTCAAAGGGACACTCATATATTTAAGAATTCCCGCCAAAATTTCCTGGTTTCTTCTTGCCGACGCTTCTTGCGCCTTTGCAGTTACAATGCTATTCTTTAACCTTATTTCAGCGTCTTTAATTGTTTCGTCGGTTTGTGCAATTTTCATTTGCAAAATTTCCTTTTCCGACTTGCCTTGCAATCTTAAAGAATTTTCTTGTAGTGAAAAATTATCTAATTTTTTTTGACTTGCCTCTAAATTGCTGTCGGATAATTTATTCAATTCTTTTTGTTCTTCCGAAACACCGCTAACAACTTCTTTAATATCGTCCCAATAAGCGTAAATTGCACCAAGCGCAACAACAAGCAAACCGATTCCGGTTGATCCGATTGCGGTTTTAATTCCGTTCAATGCGTTTATTGCAACGGCTTTCAATTGTTTGAATGCGTCCGCACTTTCACCAAGTTGTTGCAACCCAGTTGACAACGCCATTGCTGATTGAACTTTTAAAAGTGTTTTTTCAACTGATTCAGATTCAGCACCCATTAAACCCATAGCACCTTGAACGGCTGAAAATCCACCCGCAACGCCCGACAAAGACGATGTCAAAGATTTGAATTTCGCGTCGGGATTAAATGCGTCGGTCAATGCTTTTGCGTCGCCGATTTGGTCTTTTAATTCCGAAGCACGTTTCGCCGCCTCGACCGCTTCTTTTGAAGTTGCGCCAAATTTTGCACTCAATTCCGCAACGTCTTGTTGTGCTTCGCGGAATTGCGTTCTTAATGATTTTACCGCTTCTTCCGCGCCTTCGCTTTGGATTTTTACGTCAATTATTTTTTCAATTGCCATTGTTTCGCCTTTTTAATAATTTCTTTTATAGTTTTTGGAAATTGATATTTCCCTTTTGCAATTGAAATCACTTCATTTGCTTGAAAATTTTGTGCTAATTTTAGCAACTCGGATAAATTATGCATCTTGTATGATTGTAATTATGTCTAAATTATTACTAACTATTGAAGCTATTTTTTCAAATCCGCTCACATTTGGTTTGACTTGAATTGTCACCGCCGTTTCGGTATAAGTAACACCCGACAACATATTGTCGTCATCACTTAATGTTGTCCAAGTCAATATTTCTTTTGATGTTGTATATACGTCAAAAATTACCGGTTGATTGTCGACACGTCTTAAACTACTATTATTGAAATTAACACTTCTAAAATCTTGAATCAATTCGAAATCACTTTCAAAAGAAATTAAATCCGTTGTAAATTGATTGATAATATATCGTTTGTCACGAATTACAATCCTATCATTTAATTTTAAATTCAGCAATTCCAAATAAGGCAAACGCATTTTTACCTTTAACATTCTCGATTTTAAATTGTATAAGTTATTTAGATAATCTAAATAATAATTTTGAAATAAAGAATTGTCAATTGGCTCTAAAAAATAAGAACTAATTTCAACACCCCAGTTTAAACTATTTTTTGTCAAATCATTTGTGTCAATACAATCTTGACCAAAAATATTGAAATTCGAAACGTTTGTCGGCGCACTTCCGTTATTGATAAATAATGTTCCGGATTTCCTTTCAGTAAAATATAAAATAATCGGCTTTGGCGCATAAGAAGTCAAATCTGATTTCAAAGCATAACCAACTTGCAAATTCGTTCCGGTGAATTTATTAAACATTATGTTTTCAAATGGTAACTTAATCGAATAATCGCTTCCGTCCGTGTTGAATGTAGAACTTAAATTTCCGTATTCCCTTGAATTTGTCGTGAAAAATTGTCTACTTAAAAGATTCTCGCTTTTTTCATATTCAAAATTTATTTTCTTATATGGTTTAATCCTTTCAAAATTCAAATCAGTTGTTGTGTATTCGGTGAAATCTTTTATTCCGCCTAAATAATACCAATTTTCCAATTGCTCAATTGTGAAATTTGTTCCGTCGGTACTGAATGCGGTTAAATTAAACATTTTCAATATTCCGCTAAAGAAATCGGATAATTTAATATCCGGCATATAATTTAATAAATTAATATTAGAATTTAAACTCCCACTACTTGAACCTAAAGTAATTGTTGGGGTAGTTGTAGAGGGCGGATTAACATACCTGACTCTTGTATATGAAAACGAATAAGTATAAGTATAAGTTGTCGCTTGAAATGCTTCAACAAAAAACGTATAAGCACCCCCTAAAAATGATGCGGGAATATTTGTAATTGATTGACTTGCATTAAATTGTAAAGTAGTAAATAAATTTCCGTCTTGGTATATAAAAACCCTATGATTTGTAATTGTAGGAAAGTTTATTACTATTCTAAAATTAGAATTCATTGCTAACAAACCACTACCAATTCCAACCTGTCGACTATTAACTAAATTATATGTGTTGTTTTCAATATTAAAAACTTGCGGTAAATAAGTATTGTTATTATTGAATAAAAGTTGCTTTCTTTGTGTTGTTGATACAAAATTTGTCGCGTCGTTGCCCTTCAACCACAAATAAGCTTTGCTGAATTTTTGTTGTTGTAAAAAAGTACCGCTGAAATTCAAATTGTATTTGTCCGCAATAGCGTCAAATATTTTTGAAACTTTCAAAGCCGGAAATAATTCGTCAAAATTAATTGCCCCGGCACTTGTTGAAATATCACTTGTTCCACCGCCACCATATTGCCAAACTCGGTTTGAAGTAATAAGCGGAAACATTACATTGCCAGGCGTTGCCGTACTGACTAAATTTCTAACATTCGTTCCGCTGTAAGCAATAGTATAATCATTTATTTCTTGAACGTCTTTAAGTTTGTCCTCGCCAAATTTATCGGTCAAAGATTTTAATTCACCATAAAAAGTGATTTTGTAATCTTCAACCTTATTGTCTTTGATTGTTGCCGATTCCAATTGCCATTTTCCACTTCTAAAAGTTTGCGTGTCAATTTCAATGTAACCCGAATATCTTATTCGTTGGTCGAATCCGTCGTTCAAACTATTTTCGTACCAATGACGAAAAATTTGATTATTGTTTTGACTTGCCGGAATTGTAAATGATTGCGAATAGTCGGTAAATACTTTTGAAATATCGTTCACGTTTTGAATAGACGATGTCAAAGAAATTTTTTCGTCTTTGAATAAATCTATTTTCTTCGCCGTTCTCGCTAAAACCCTTTCAGAAGTTTGAGTTTGATCCGCAGTGATTTCAGTCGAATCACAACTTATCAAAGTAGTATCGCAAGTCAAAGGCGTGTCTTCAAAAATAATTGAATCCGTATATATAAATAAATTAACTTGCATTAAATTACGTCATTTATTAAATTAAAATTATACTCAAAATTAATTGTGTAATTTATATTTTTTTCCTTCAATTGTGTTTTGTAATCAGCCGAATTTGATTTGCAAAAAACCGGAATATTGTCAAGCAATATTGTTTCTGACATTAACAAGTCTTGAATCAATTCAAAATAATTTTGGTCAACCCAACCCGTATTGCAAGTTATTTTTTGCGTTCCATTAAAATTGAAACTTTTATTCACGCCAATTAATGAATTATAATTCAATGATTGTGGCATTAAATTATAAGTTTTAGAATTCACGTCAATTGATTGTTGATTCGCTTTAAAGAATGTCAAGAATTGCCACCCGCCAAAACGATTGATAAAACTGCAAGTGATTGGCGTATATTTTGCCTCGCATAATTGCTCGGTATTAATATTAAAAATTGTTTCACCGCCTACATATTCCAAAGTATATATATCGTAATCAAATGGTAATTTCCAAAGACCCTCGCTTGAAGGCGTAAATGATTCGCTTCCATTGTTAGAATACCAAACAAAGTCAGTATTTTCTTCAATCCAAACATTGATATAATTAAAACCTAAAAATGTAGTGAATTTAATATCAGGATTCACCAACGGAACAATTGTTTCTTCCGTGCTTTGATTGTAACCGCCAATGTAATTATTATATCCGTTCAAACAAATAAAAGTTTCGTCATTTATTTCTACATTATCAGAATAAGAAACTACTCGAATGTAGCACCAATTTTTTACGTTGTCTTCCGTAGGTACTGAAACCAATATTGGTGAAATAGGTTTGATAAATTCCTTTGCAAAGTTTGAAATGTTCCAAGACAAATTTGTTTGATATTGACTTGGGATTTGTTTTTCCAATGTATAAGACGGAGTTGTTGGCATTGATGTTCCTTTGTTCCAAAGATACAATTCAATTTTTCCGCTTGTTTGACCCACTTCGTTTATTTCTATGAAATAAGGTGAACGCACAAATATTTTTTTCATTATTCTATTTCTTTAATTAAAAATTTATCAAAGTCCTTGCCGTATGCTTCCAAAATTTCGTCCGGCAATTTCTTGAACGCTTCGTCAAATGGTTTGCTAAAAAATTCAGTAGCAGTCAAACCTCGATTATAAATTGCACTCGAAATCATTGACACCATTTGTTTGCGGTTTATGAATTTACCTTTTTTGTCACGAACATTCGCCAATCCTTTACGAACAACCCACTTATCAATTGAATTTCGAAGTCCGCCTTTTTTACCCGTTCCACTTCCAAATTGATACGGCGAATTCGGTGCTTTCGCGCTTGACGTTTTTCCTTTTACCCCTTTGTCAACAAATTTCCAATAATCCTCGGCAAAGAAATCAAATTCAACCGAATTTGGATTCACTTTCAATTCGTAATCCAATGAATCAGTAAGTTTGCCCGACGAATTATAAGAGCCGTATTTTCCGCCGGACTTTAAATTCGATTTTGCTTTTTCAATTACATAATCGCCAAACTCTTTGAACGTTTTTTCGACTTCTTGTTGATCCATATTAATCGCAAACAATTACTTCATTCTTAATTCCAAGCGTCAATGTTGTTTGCCACCCGTCCAACTGATTTGAAAATTGCAATAGTATAGGAATTAAATTCGGCTCATTCAATAAATCAACGTCATAATCATTATATTGCAACCTTAACTTTGTTATTAAGTGATTCAAAATCGCGTGGCAAGTGTTTAAGTTGTCAAGTTCATTGTCATTCCCCAAGAATTTATCACGAACGTTCGTTTTAACAACGTTTCTAATATCCAATGAAGTGATTTCAATATCGAACGCAACGTAGCCGTTTAAAACTTGCGATTGCGTAACGTTTAAATGCACCAAAGGATAAATGTTCTTTTTATCAATATCAATCAAATCAGGCGTTCCGTGTGTGATTGTATGCACCAACGGGTTTGAATCGATTGTCGATTTTAAAAATTCTATTATTTTATAAAATTCATTCATTCTTTTTGAATTTATTATTTATTTGTTTCGCTTCTTCTTCTTCTTGATCCTTTAAATAAGAAAGGAAGGTAAGCGCAAAATGTAAGTTTGTAGCTTCAACTCGTTCGATGTCAAAATAATTTCCTCGCGCAATTTTGACAATTGAGTGATACCAATTCCAGCGTTCGAAAAAACTTCCACCGCTTCCGAATTCATTTCCGTTGTCAAGACTTGTTCCGAATAAGCTAGAATATTGTTCAGTAATTCGATTTTTAAAGTCCAAAAAAAAAGCACCGCACCAACTACGCAGTCCATTCGAATTTCAAAAAATTCTTCGGCATACTTCTCGCCCTCAAATTCGCCAATGTCATAGAATTGACCAAATCGTTTTGTGATTGGTCGATACATTGCCGAAGCTAATTTCGCCCAGTTTTCCTCACTACCTAAATGCGAATCGATAAAAGCAAATGTCCCGATTGATTCTTCGTCAAAGTTCGGAACAAATCCATAATTCACACCATTTAATTTGAACGTTCTAACAAGTGCCGGTTTTTGTTTTAATACTTCCGACAAGTGTTGCACAATTTCCGCAAAATCATAAGCCGGTATTTTCATAACGTCTTCGATTTTTAATTTGCAGAAAATTGAAACCATTTGAATTGCAATAAACGTTTCGTCTTCTTGGTTGTCTTGTAACACTTTTGAATAACGTAAGTATTGCGACAACTTAATTTCAGACAAATCACTTGGAATTGTAATCTTCATAAATATACCATTTATAATATAACAACAAAAAGACGTTTTGTTTGAACTTATTTTTTATTCCTTATTTAGAATCATTCTAAATAAGCATTTATTTATATTATTCTTTATTGTTTTTTTTCCCACGTTAGAAAATTAATATAAAAGCGTGACGCAAATGTGTTAATAAAAGACGCAAATTGTTAATAACAGACGCAAATCAATATCTTTAAAAATTTGCGTCATGTTTTTTTGGGTACTTTTTCAAAGTTAATGTGTTGGATTTTAATAACTTACAAAATTAATAAACTTCTAATTAGACGGAAAGACGCAAAAGTTTCACTTTTTCGAGGGGAGTGTGTTTTTATTTTAATACTAGAGTGTACATATAGGATTCCGTCTTTGTGTCTTCGTCACAACGTCACGCAAAAAAAAACACCCACTTAAAAAGTGAGTGCTTCCTTGCTAAAAACTAAAAACTAATTAAATGAAAAGCGTATGGGTACTTTGCAAATATATAAAATAATTTATGTAACGCGAAATTTTTTATTAATTATTTTAAAATGGCTCATTGCAAAATATCGCAATGCGTCAATTGCGTGATTCATTTCGTCAATTGGTTTGTTCAATCGTTTTCCCGTTTTGTCCGTGTCCCAGGAATAAGCGCGGAATTCTTTTATTAAATTGGTGCTTGACTTTGTTACAAGGATTTCCTTTTCTTGAAGTATCGCAATCCCAAATGAAATTGAATCCTTGCCTTTTACAACGGGTTTGATATTGAATCCCGCACGTCGTATTTCTTCAATTGATTTCGGCTCGGCTGAATCGGCATAAATTGGAAATCGTTTGTCTTGTTCCATTTTGCGAATGATGTCCGAGTTCAAAAGTCCGGTTGTGTAAATTTGTTCGTGAACAATGATTTGGTTATTATATTCATAAACCGCAACAAGTGCCGTCGGATCGTTTGTGAAACCAAAGTCAAGACCGCACCCAATAAAGTTTGCCTCACTTGGTATCGTGTCAATGATTTTCCAATTTGAAAACACCACACCTTCAAGCGACCCAATTTGACCAAGTCCATAAACTTGCCACCAGTTTGCCCAATAAGAAGAAGTCTTTGCTTTCTCTTTGGCTTTCTCAATTTCGCGAACGATTGCTGGGTCAAGTGCTTCATTGTCCTTGTATGTCAATATAACAAAATCCGAATCGATGTCGTTCATTAGTTCGCTATGCACCCAAAATTCGCTTGTTGGGTTGTAGTCTAAATAAATAAATTTCTTTGTACGGACTGCGAGTTGTTGGTATGATTCAAAGTCGATATTGTTGCACTCATTTACAAATAAAATGTCACGACGCGCACCCCTCAATTTATCGGGTTGATCAACTGAAAAGAATTCAATAAAACTTCCGTTCTTGAATCTATACTTCAAATCGGATTTGTTGAATTGTTCGTCGCGGTACAAATCGCAAAGAATCATAATCTTTTGAAAGTCTTTTATTGCACCACGTTTCAAATGCGGGATTGATTCCGACACAATCGAAATTTCTGACATTGGATTTTCAATCGCATACGAAATCAACAAGGGAACAATCGAAAACGTTTTCGAACTTGACGTTCCGCCTTGAACGATTCGAATTCGCTTTCGTAACCTTGCGATTTTACTTTGTGCCGTCGTCTTCTGAAATGACATTTAAATCGAGTTGTTTAAAAATTGGTTTTTCAATATTGAAGTTCACGTCGGATTCAATCTTTTTAGGAATAAAATATTGCGCATATTTCGCAAACAAATCCAAATACTTCGCCGGATCTTTTTCAAGAACGTCGGCGAATGCTTGGTGAACGTTTGGAACTTGCGCTTCAAGTGTCATAATAAACAATTCACGCGCTTCGAGTGTGAGTGCGTGTGTGACACCTTTCGGCTTAAATCCTTTGTGGCCTTTTTGAAATCCTTTGACCTTTTCGACTTGAATTTCGTCTTGCATAAAATAAATATAATTATATTAATACACCCTTTGAATTTGTCTTTTCGTTTATTTTATCGACTTGCTTTTTATTGTTGTCGTAATGCGTTGCAACTTTGTACTTTTGAACGAACGACCATTTGTCGCGACCATTTGTGTAAAAGATTTTATCAATACCTAAATCCTTTGCCGTTGATTCAATGTCGGAATTATCGTCGTTTGAATTTCGTGCCGTTATGATAATTACTTCAACCCCTTTTGAAATCATTTCTTTTGCAAGTTGTTTTCCTTTGTCGGTTGATAGTGTGCCGTCGTAATCGAATGAAATCACTTCGGACGCAAGTTTGGTTTGACAAACTGCGAATCGTTGTGCTTCGTCCGGAAATTCGCTTTTCATTTCTTCGTCTGACATACAACGTGAAATGAAATCTTCTTCGTTTTCGTTTTGGTTACGAGTTGGCATATAATTTATTTAAATCTTTGATAATTGCTTTATGAATGCCGGAACAATTTTCGCAAATGTCAATTGTGATTCCGAAATATTCAGCATAAAGCGAATTTAAAAACGGAACAAATTTTGTGATGTCGGTCACGCGGTTTTCTAAAACACGATTTCCGCATTCTTCCAAAAACAAAATGAATTCTTGTTTGTGTTCTTCGGTCATTAATTTTGTAACACGTTTGAACGGGAACAAACGATTCAATAAGAATTTGCGTTCGCTACATTCAACGCAATCGCCAACAATTGCTTTGATTCCAGTTGCTTCGGTTACTTTCTCAATAATGTCGCCAAGACCTTCGATTGATTTTTTCTTATACGATCTTTTTACGGAAGGTTGAGTTCCTTCAACTTTTTTTGTACGTTTTGCCATAATTTTAATTTTATTTTTTTTGTTGTGTTGTGAATGGTTTGTATATGGATTCCGGTTTGACGTGACAACCCGCGTTGTCCGTATTCGGAAGTTAAATCAATTATTTGTTTTTCATACCAAGTTAGTTTTTCGTATTCCTTTTGAAGTGTTTCGATTGTGACTTGTTCTTTAATATCGTTTATAATATTGTATTCTTCGTCAATTTCGTTCAATATAGCAATATCAACGTCAACGAATCGTTTGTCTTCTTTTATTTCATTTAGGAATTGATTTCGCATAATGAAATAAATATAGCATTCGTTTATTTCTTCAATTTCTTTTCCGGAGTTGTAAATTTTTATATACATATCCTGGACAAGATCTTTTGAATATTCTTTATTTTTACAAATATTGAACGCGAGTTTCAACCATTCGTTGTGCCGTTGTGCTAATTGTTCGAGCATAATTTATCGGTTATTTCTTTTAATTTTCTTCGATGCCAAATTGTGTCACGTCCTTTGGTATGATTTCGAATTGTGTCGTGTGCGTCAATTGCTTTGTAGGAATCGCCAAACGATGTCCCTACGATTTCAAGATCCATTCCGTCAATAGTGAATTTTGTTTTATTAACTGATCCGTCTTGGTTAATTACTGCGTTTGTTCTATTCATATAACACAAAAACTTTAAATTGTTCGTCTTCTAATTGTTTGATTCTATGCTTTTGAAGTTCCGACAATTTCCCAGTGGGTGCTTTCACTTCAATAAAAATTGTTTCGCCGTTACGCAAACACATTAAATCCGGAATTCCGTTTGTGTTTGTTTTAATTAATTTGACAACAATCCAACCTTCGGATTGATAGCGCTTAATTATCTTCTTTTGTATCTGCGACTCTAACATTTAAAACTTTGTTTGTGTAATATTCAAGCAAATGTTTGTTGACGTTTTGCCAATAGATTAATTTTTTCTTTGAGCAATTTTTAATCATTTCATTGATTAAAATTTTGCACGAAAAGAATGCCACGTCTTCAAGCATTTTATTAACGTCGTCGTTTGCCGTTTGAAACGTGAATTGTTTATACAATTGTTCGGCTTTGTTTTGTTCGGTCATTTGTTATTTATTTAAAAAAATTACCCCAATGTAAAATTAAAATCCATATAAAAACGTTAAATAATGTTCTCCAAAAATTGTGATTTTCTTCTTTTGGTTTTCCGTGCAAATTTGCACTTAATAATAATGCAATAAAAAATATTGCTAAAATTGTGATTTGAGGTGCTGTCATTTTAAAATAGTTTGATTGTTTCGTTTTCTTCTTTTGAAATTTCAATTTCGTAATGTGATGTTTCGTTTGTTCCGTTTGATAAATAATATAAAAAACCATTTGGACGCATTAAAATGCCGGTGATAATTCTTGGACGTTGTTCGGAATCGGTCTTTAAAAAGACAATGTCGCCAATATCAAAAACAATGTTATTATTTATTTTCATAATGTTCAAATTTTGTTAAATCAACCCAAAAATCGTGATAAAAAACAACCTTATAATTAAAAGGATAACCAACTTTTGAATATTGACTTTCTGTTATTTCAATAGATATTTCCCTAAAATCTTCAAATTGTTTTTTTAACTTTTCAATTACTTCTATTGTGCTACAATTGGAATCAAAAATTATTTCTGATTTTATAGTTCTTTTTACCATTTTATAAATATTCAGTATTAAAATGTTTCAATGTGAAATCCTTTTTGTCAATCACTTTTTTATAAATTTGTTGTTCAATTCCGTTTCTTGAAAATATCCAATAAACGTCGTTAGATTTTCGATCCATTGTTGTAAGTCGGTCGCGACTTTGCCAATAAGACAACGCACTAAAATCAATATTATAATAAACCAAAACGTCTGCATTTTTTAAACTTATACCTTCACGACCGGAAACAATTTGTAAACCTATACATTTATCGGTTGAATTAAATTCTTCCAATTCAGTTGTCAAAGAATCTTTGAAGACTGATTTTAATGCATTCAATTCTTGTTGGAACTTATAAAATATTGCAATCTTTTTTCCTTTGAAATGTGATTGAATAAATTGCGCTTTTGAATCGTCAAGAACTTTTCCGTTTCCGGATTCAAAAATTATTGTTCCGCTTGACAACTGGTGAATCTTTTGCATTAGTTTCACTTTAGTGTCGGCAACAATTTCTTCTTCCTTGCCAATTACAATCAAATCGCGTTTCAATTTGTTTATTATGTCAATTGTGCTTTGTTTTAAGTCACAAATAAGAACGTTTTCATTCACTTTTGTTTCAAATCCCGCTTCATTTTGGGTAAATTTAATAAAATATTTTGAAACACAATCATTTATTTTAGAAAAATTTGCATTTGAATAATCTTTTATGACTGCATAACCGAAATTTTTTTCTTGAATATGAACAAAATCCTTTGCCCAAGCATAGAAATTCTTATAATTTTTGAATGGTGAATTGTTTGAAATCCAAAATTGGTGAAACAATTGCGAAAATGATTCGGGCGAAGGCGTTCCGGATAAAAAAATCATTGGAAGATTTGCAAAATTAGCGCGAATAAATTTCGCTGACAAATTCGGCTTTGGATAAGTTCCGTTTCTATGATGTTCGTCCGAAATAATCAAATCGAATTTTCCGTCGATTTTATGCAACGATTCGTTGTTTATGACAACAAGTTCATATTTATAATTTAATGCGCTGAAATCGTCCAAAATCGATTGAATTGCTTTCTTTTTAGTTATAAATAAAACCCGTTTAAAATCATTTGCAATTGTTAAGGCGGTTGCGGTTTTTCCAGTTCTCACTTCCATTGCAAGGTAAACGATTCCGAATTGCTTCAAAATCGTTTTTCCTTTGTTTACAATGTCAAGTTGATAATCGCGTAAAATCATAAGCAATCAATTTTTCTTAATTTAGCGGACGGATAAATATTGAAGAAAATATCAATCGCGTTTTTGATGTCTTTGCCTTGAATAATTTGTTCGCGGTCTTGCGCTTCGTCGTTGCGCTCAATCCAATAGTAAAATAAAAATTGTTTCATTTGAATTTTTGTTTTAAAATTTTATAATATAATCTATTCACCGATTCTTTGTTGCAACCACGTTTGTAGTAAAAATTCATAATTCTTTGGATTCGTTGCAAATTGCTCATTGTCATAATTTATTGTTTTTAAGTTGATAATTGATAAACATTGCATTTAACGCGATTGCTTCCAAGTGACCAAATTCGCGTTGTTCGTCTTTGAAATTTCCTTTCATTACTTCGACAACGTGTCGAAACAATGATTGCTTCAATTTTTCAATTTCAATTGGCTTTTGCCAATTATAAGGTTGATATTTATTTTTGTTTGAATTCATTCGTTCGGCTAATTGCTGAATGAATTGAAAATCAATTTCGTAATTTGTTTTTTTGGCTTCTTCTTTGAATCCCAAAACTTCGTCTAAATGTGTCATAAATTTTTTACTTTTTTAATATGTTCTAATATTATTTTTGATTCACCTTCTTTTAGTTTTATAAAAAACAAACTATTATGATAATATTCCAAAATCTCAATTGCGTAATCGTCTGCGATTATTTCGCATTCTTCTGCGTTGTGATTTTCTTTTTCCCAACTTTCTTTTTTTGTAAATTGAGAAAACTTTTCTTTTAGTGTCATAATTTATTTTTTAAAATGGAACTTCTTCGTTGTCTTTGTTTCCGGTATTGATTTGAAAATATCTTCCGACGTGATCCTTATCTTTTACAATTTCATAATCGTTAAATTTACAATATTCGTGAATCCATTTCAAGAATGTTTTTGAATTCATTAAATTAAATGATTTGTATTCGTTTGTAAATTTAGCCATTATTTCCGTATTATAAACGCGAACATTTTCCGGCAAATTTCCGTCAATTACCCAATCATAAAAATCTTTATTGGTTGACTGAATTAATCGTTTGATGTCAGCATTAATTGAAACAGATTCAACAAGACCATTTTTCAAAAACTTTTTTAAGTTTGAAATCATATAATTGTCAAATTTAATCCAATCTTCAATTTCCCAAGAATCAAACAATAAACGTCCGTATTCGGTCAATGGATTTCTTTTGCCGTTGAAGTATTGGAAAAATTCAATTTCGTGTCTTCTTCGGTCGTGTGATGTTCCGCTTCCGTTGATGACATAATTTGTCGTAATTATGATTTTCGGTGAACGTTCAAACGGAATAAATATTTCGTCTTTGTTTTTTCTATTGATTGCAATTCCTTCCGTAATAATTGAAAACAATTGTTCGAAATCAAAGTTCTTTTTCACGTCGTCGAATGCTAAAATTTGAGTGTCCAACGTGACACGTTGATAAACGAAATCGCCCTTTTTAGAATCAAACGACTTTCCGTCAATCTTTACAACCTTTTTAAAATTTGACAATGCTGAAATCATTAAAGATTTTCCCGATCCGCCGTTCGGATTGTCGTCAATTTCTTGGTCATTTATTATGATTGCTTTTTGGTCGGTTTTATCTTTGAATGAATGAATCAAATATCCAAGTGTATGTTCCAACGCATTGATTCGCTTTTGGTCGTCCGCTGAAACCTTTGCAACCATATTTTTAAAATCATTTTCAATGTCTTTTGATTCCACGAAATCGCGATTGATTATTTGGTTTTCCCAAATGTAGCCGTCAACGTCGATAAAATCAATCAAATCAACTTTGTTTTTTGTGATTTTTACAATACCATTTTGAAACGGAATGAATGCTTCGTTTCTTGAATCTTTTATCATTTTCAAGTCAATTGATTCAAGCATTGTCAAATAATAGTCACTAAATAATTGCGCCGACTTTGAACAAAAATTGAAAACTTCAATTTCGTTGCGTTCCAAAAGAAACTTCAACACAACGTCTTTGATAATATCAACGCTAGATTGTGTCACCTTGTTTGATTTTATATGAACAAACGTTGGATTTGTAGCCGATTCCGGATAATATTTCTTAAATCCTTTTCGTTCAAGCCAGTATTTGTATTTCAGTGAATCAATTTTAATTGTCACATTTCCTTTTTTATCTTCGAATTTGTTCCAAAAGTCGTCGTCGTCGTTTATTTCTTTTACTTCGTCAATAATTGTTTCGTCGATTTTCAGCAAATTTGCTATGTCTTTTTTTGGGATTCCTTTTGACAAATTCGATTTGATTCGTTCTATTTTGTTAATGTCTTCAAAATACTTTGAATTAAACGTGGCACGTTTATAAGCCGATTTGAAAAGCGTCAACAATTCGTTTTCAGAAAAATCACCAAACACAACGTTTGCATTTACATAATTGAACGCATAGTCTTGGTTTATTCCATATTCACAAAGCGCGTTCGCTAAAATGAAAAGATTGTTGTTTCGTTCACCTGATTTGAAACCGAATTTGCTATCCCACCATTTCAACAAACGACGAATGATTTCGTCTTCGTCCGTCAACGGCAAAATTGGATTTCGTTCAAATACTGAATGTCCTTCTTCTTCGGTTAA